AACCGCCGAGCAGCGTAAAGCGGCTCAGGACTTAACCGGCAAGTTAATCACAACTAGCATCGGCGGCATTGCCGAGCGTGGGAAACTCAGTCAGATATCGAAAGGTAAGGGAGGCATTGCCACGAACAAGCCTGCATTCATTCGTGGGCTTGTGGATAGTTGGCCAGATGAATCGACGATCATTTGGTGCAATTACAACGAAGAGCAAGATTCAATGGAGCGGACATTTCCGGATGCCGTGTCGATCAGTGGCGATACGCCCGAATCAAAACGCATGGAGTACATTGATGCGTTCAAGAGTGGAGCCGTCAAGGTTCTTATAAGCAAAGCCAAGATACTAGGATTCGGGCTTAATCTCCAAGTATGCACGCGGCAGGTATTTAGCGGCCTAAAAGACTCCTACGAGGAATACTACCAAGCCATTAAGCGTTCCAATCGAATTGGCTCAACGAAGCCGCTTAATGTGCATATTCCAGTGACGGAATTAGAGATCCCGTTCGTTGAAAACGTCCTACGTAAAGCGGATCGGGTTGAAGCCGATACGCTTGAGCAAGAGAACCTGTTTCGAGAAATTGGCCACGAGTGCTTAAAAGGAAAGTAACATGCTACTAAATGACGATCAAAACTTCCACGTACACCACGGCGACTGCATACCTCACATGCTCGATGTTATGCCAGAATCGAGCGTGGATTTCGCGGTATTCAGTCCTCCTTTTCCCGCTCTCTATGCCTATTCAGATGCCGTTGGTGATATCGGCAACGTCGACACAATGGGCGATGAGGCCAAGGTACATCTATCGTTTTTCTTCAATGGACTGTATCGTGTACTCAAACCTGGACGAGCGGCAATTGTGCACGTTATGCAGATTCCACGAATGAAGCGTAGCGGCGGCGTTGGGCTCTGCGATTTTCGCGGGCTCAATATTCGCGTTGCCGAGCGTGCTGGATTAGTATACGAGTACGACTGGAGCGTGAGGAAGAACCCGCAGGCACAAGCGATCCGCACACGAAGCCGTGAATTGCAATTTGCTGGACTTGAAAACGACCGAGCGGCACAACGGGGAACGCTTCAAGATTACCTCATCAAGTTACGTAAGCCCGGTGAAAACGCAGTCAAGATCGACAGCGAAAATCAAGTGAGCCGCAATGACTGGATTGCGTGGGCTGAAGGGTGTTGGGATGATATTCAAGAGACAGACACGCTCAATACCGCAGCCGCCAAAAGCGATGACGATACGCGGCATATTTGCCCACTGCAACTTGAAGTGATTCGGCGTTGCGTGCTGCTTTACACCAATCCAGGTGAAATTGTATTCAGCCCGTTCACTGGAATCGGTAGTGAAGGTTATGTATCGCTCGGCGGTAAGTCACCAAAGACAGGGCGAAGCATTGCAGACACACGCCGATTCTATGGTTGTGAACTGAAGCCGGAATACCACAAGCAAGCCCTGAAGAACTTAAATAAGGCGGTTGAGCAATCCCAGTCGACGAAAGAGGCTCTCTTGTTTTAACAAATACCACCCAGAATTTGTTACAGCTTACCGCCCGTCGCAACGGCGTGGTGGTGTTTTGGCGGATTGACGGCGGGTGAAATGCCGAATCGCGGTAATTTGACGAAAAATAGAATTTTGCTATAATACACGTAACATTGGTTGACCGCCGGTGTAACCGAACAATAGCCCATTCCGTTTGTGTCTTTGTGCTCTCGCACTATCGGCGGTCAAAACAAACGGAGTGGGCTTTTTCTATGAGGCTATTGACCGTGAGTAAGAGCGATTTAGTGGGACGATCCCACAGAACTCCAATTAAGCATTTTTTGCTTAATGCCATTGTTGGTAAAGTAATTGGCGTACTTGGGGTACAGTCCCCAAAGGTTCCATGCAAGGCTAATCCATTTTATTGTGTCGATCTTTGCGGTGGCGACGGATTTGAGCCTGAAGATGGTAGCCACGAGGCATCGCCAAAGATTCTATTCAAGCACTGCAATTATCTACGTAGTAACTACGGAAAGGAGTCGTTTCTTGATGTTATTGAAAAGCATCCGTTTGCATTTGCGGAACTACAAAAGAACTGCGAAGTAGAGCAGCGGCACAGCTGGTTTAAGTTAGTCAACGGTGATGCTCGTGAGTTTACGCTGCCAAAACTGAAAGAGAACCAAGCGGCGTTTGTTCATTGTGACCCTAACGCGGTTAGCCAAATGCCACTAACAAAGCAACTTGTATCATCATGGAATGCGTACACGATGTATCTTGTCACGCTTGGGTGTAATGCACAAGGCGTTAAGCGCAATATGTCACGCGAAGATCGTGAGCAATGGTTTATGTACACGGAATCATTGTGTGCTTTCCTGCCTAGAAATCACGACGCGGTACTGTTTTGGTTGCAACGCGACGATCACCAATGGGCATACTTACTAAGCCTACCAAAAGTTTGGCGAGATGATTTTGTGAAGATGGCGATCAACAACACGGTCAAGCATTGGCCGAAGGGGATTGGATCAATTTCGTATCGCAGCGATCCAAATGGCTTTGAGCGAGAAGTTCGTCGGTTATTCCTAACAAGTGCGGAGCTGCAAAATGGTCAATGAGACACTAGAAGATATTATTAAGCACTACCCAGAAATCACTGGCATTCATCCTGCTTGTACTGCCGTTCCCGCTATTGAAAAGGAAGACCAGGACGCATTGGAAAAAGACATAGCGAACAATGGACTTCTCGATGCTGTAACGCTTACGCAGGATGGATTGCTACTTGACGGACGCAACCGACTGATTGCGTGCCATAAGGCAGCCGTTGAAGTGCGATTTACTAAATTCGGTGGCGACCCGTGGGAGTATGCCTACGCCAAGAATATCGCTCGTCGTCATTTACCGATGGCGGCAAAGTGTGCGTTTGGTGAAGCGTGGGCTGATGACGAAAAGACAAAAGCCAAAGCACGGCAAGCAGAAAACGCAAAACGCAATCAACCTCAGAACGTGGAAATGTTTCCACCTTTAGAGAACACTGGTAAGTCTCGTGATGCCATTGCCGAGCGTATCGGCGTGAGCGGTCGAACGTATGAGAAATACGAACAAGCGAAACTGCACGCACCGCCCGAAATTATCGACAAGATGCGTCGCAATGAGATTAGTATTGACGCAGCCTACAAAGAAGCTAGAAAGGTCAAGGATCAAAAAGAGTCTTTGCCGATTGAGCAACCAAAGCAGAAATCTACGGATCACCAAACGCTAATTATCACAGCCAGCGGCAAGGAGTCGTTTATTGCGTTGCCTCAAAAGGTTGTATTTAATCAGACAAATGACTCTGTTGATTGGGCGTCATGGACTTGGAATCCCGTTACAGGCTGTGAGCATGGGTGCAGATTTTGCTACGCACGCGAAATTGCAAACAGCGAGCGAATGGCTCCATATTATCCAAACAAGTTTGAGCCAACATTCCATCCCTATCGACTAAGTGCACCAAAAAACACAAGTAAGCCAAAAAGCGATGACACTCGTGATGGGCGTGTATTTGTGTGCTCGATGGCCGATTTGTTTGGTAAGTGGGTGCCAAACGCTTGGATTGAATCGGTATTTAAGGCGTGCTTAGATTCGCCTGAATGGGAATATTTGTTTCTTACAAAATGGCCCGCTCGATACTCTAAGATGCCGCTGATTAAGAAGGCTTGGTACGGTGCAAGTATTATTCAGCAAAGCGACGTTAAACGTGTTGAATCAGATATGGCAAAGATTGATTCAGGTGATGTTATCAAATGGATAAGTCTTGAGCCAATGCTAGGTCCAATTAAATTTGAGGACATAAGTTGGTGCAACCTCGTAGTGATCGGGGCTCAAACCTCCACAAATCAGCCGGATGGATTTGTACCGTCATTCTCGCCACACTACGATTGGGTGCATGATATTGTGGAGCAATGCCGAGAGTTTTGCGTTCCTTACTACTTAAAAGAGAACCTGCTTTCAAATCCAGGTATGACTCTTCCGAAGCAATCTCCAAAATGAAATACAGCACGTATGCCGAATATTTAGTATTACCGGAATACAGAGCAGTCTGTCGTATTGTCGCGGAGCGATCACAGGGCTTGTGTGAGTTTTGCGGCGATACGGCAGACGATTTTCATCACGTGAAGTATTGTAAATGGGGCAAAGTTGATACACCTGATAACCTACTGCACGTATGCCGTGAGTGTCACGAAAATGAGCATACATGCCACGGGTGCGGCGGCTACCTAAAAGCTGAAGCGATAAAAAAGCGATCAAAGTTTTGCCGACAATGCCGAGACAATGGACTAGATAAGGCAGTATCAAATTGAAAGCATCTACCCCCGAACTACTCAAATTCCAGAAGCTCATGCGTCGCTTAAAAGAAACTCGGCGTGGCGTCATTGGCAGATTTACGGCGGAGTGAAACGCGGATTGTGAGTAACTTGACGACCTCTTGACAACTTGTTATAATCGTGCTAAGTCGATGTGGAAGTCGGCAAAAAGAACACAATACACGCCCCAACTAGTGCACTCTTTGCGTACTCACGCACCGACTTCCACACGCACTGGTTGGGGTGTTTTTTGTAAGGTGTTCAGGGATGGAAATTGACGACGATCCGTTTTTAAGTCGTGAAGAACTAGAACAGAAGGCGGCATTATTTCTCAAGGCGTACAACTGGCTTGAGCATCCAGTTGAAAGGATGAGAGCAGCGTTTAGTTTATTTGATATTGATTTTTCAATAGAAACAAATCCGCTGTTTTTGCCTAGCGAGCCAGGGGTTTATGTGTTCTACAGCGAAGATGATCTGCTTTATGTCGGCAAATCCAAAAATCTGAAGGCACGCTGTTCAAGGCACGATAAACCATGCACGGATCACATTGGGTTTGGCGTGTGCGTAGAGCGATTGATTTCACTTCGAGAGGTCCAGTTGATTTCGGTATTGCGTCCACTTTGGAATTGCGAATCAAAAGACGCGACTGACGTTGGCTTTTTCAGTCAGCCAACCAAATCAATTAAATGGAGTTATGAGTAATGCCACGAATACGAACAATCAAGCCTGAGTTTTGGCGTAACAGACAACTTGCAGAGTTACCTGAATTCACTCGCCTAGTTGCAATTGCATTACTAAACATCGCGGACGATGAAGGGTATTTTGAGGCCGACGCAATGCTAATTCGCGGTGATGTTTTTCCGTACCTGGAAGACTACCGTAGTATTACCGTAGCACTACGGGAGTTATCTAGTATTGATTATGTGTGCCTACGAACCACCCACGAGAAGGGTGTAATTGGCGTGATCCCGGCCTTCAAGAAGCACCAAGTCATAAACAAACCAGCAAAGAGCAAATTGAAGGAAATATACGACAAAACATTGGATATTCCTGCATTACATGAAGACTCCCGTAGTCCTACCGTCGTGCTACCGGACGACTCCCTGCTGGAACAGGGAACAGGGAACAGGGAAAAGGAAGTGGAAAAGGAAAAGGAAGCACCCCCTGAGTCCCCCAAGGGGGAAACTATTGTTGAAAAACAAAAGCGAACCTCTGAGCCAGGATACGACGCTGGTACATACCGATTCAGTGGCCACCTAGACACCCCAGAAGTGCACGACGCATTCCAGCGGTACGTAGCGATGCGAAAGGCGAAGGGCAAGCGAGATAGGGCAACACTTGGAGCCTGCGAGCAGATTGAGCGTGATTTCCAGGATTACTCAGCGGCGGATTTGGTTGCGGCATTGGGCCGGTCAATTGTTTCGTCGTGGAATGGAGTTTTTAAGCCTGACAAGAGCACGAAGCGGCCTCCGCCAAGAGAGGGCGAATTTGTTTTCTGATTTTCCCAACTGCGAAAACTGACGATAGGACGAAAAATGAATCAAACCGAAGCATCCGACATCATGGCTGAACTTAAATCAATGTTTCCTGACTGGACCGCGTGGGCTCGTGCACTACCCGACCTGCCAGCCACGTCAAGAGTCTGGACCAAATCCCTAATGACCCAAGACAAGCACGATGTGCTCGACATCATCGACGATTACACAACCGGCAAGCGTAAGGCTCCCACGAGCTACGAGTACGAGCGGCTGATTTTTGGAATCGTCGCGGCGGCTCGTGAGATTCGGGACAAGGACACACAACGCAGTGAGCAGCAGCAGCGTATTCGTTCATGGCACGACGAGCAGGATGCAGCAGCGAAGCGACGAGCCGAATACAAGACGATCCGTGACCGTGGCATGGGGTGGGCCGCGAAAGAGTTTGAGCGGTTAGTGAATTTGCGAATTTCTGAGACTGGTCGACCACGTTCCCAGTGGACGAGCGACGATGACTCGTGGTATCGTGAGCAGATGGCAGAAGTGGTCAAGCAAGTGGGGGAGATGAGATGCTAATTAGGATTGTTCAACATAAAGATTGGGCGAACAAGTTTATGCGACTTGAAAATACGACGATTGCCGATTGTGCTCGGCTTGCCTCTGAGCGTTTCAGCGATCCGGGGCCGTGGATTGTGTCCGATGAACACTGCAATCACGAACTAACGTGTGAGCGTGTGACCGAGTGGCGTGTTGTGAGTTTGCGTGGAAATGCGGAGGGGGTGTGAGATGATACTCCGCACCATCGAACTACCAATTGAACTAACGAACAATAACACGGGCCGAACGCAGCATTTCGGCCGCTCGGCAAGTCAACGCAAAAAGTACGAGCGTATCATTCGAGCGAAGTTTGGTCAGCAAGTTCCGTTTACGTCGAAGGTTGAAATTGTCGTACAGCGTGTGCTTGCAGCACGGCAGCGGCTATGGGACTTTTCTTCGGTGCTGCGTGGCAACTGGAAGGAAATTGAGGATGCACTTGTGGCTTGTGGTTTTGTGCACGACGATGGGCCGGAATACGTCGGATTGTGCATTGGTGATCAAGACGCAGAAACGCGACTGACTAGCGAAGGTGGATTTGTGCGGGTATACTTTTTGGATGCAGGGACACTTAATGCGAGGGTGGTGTTATGCGATGGGTAAGGTTTAGTGAGCGGTTTCCACGTGCGGATGATAAGACATCAGTATCAAGCGACGATCAAGTGATTGTGCGTGGTAAGACAGCTGATGGTGAATGGTATTGCGAAAGCGAGCACTTAGATACGATTTACGAACATTACGACGCAAATGGCAGGAATGAATGGCTCGAAGATGCGTTTGAGGTGGATGTGAAATTATGAAACGTATCTACATTGCCGGCCCAATGCGTGGCTACAAACACTATAACTTTCCAGCATTCGATGCAGCGGCAGAACGTCTACGTCGACTTGGCTTTGAGCCTGTGAGCCCTGCCGATGCGGATCGTGCATTGGGCTTTGATCCGATGGCGTTGCTGGACGATCACGATTGGAATACTCTGCCGGAAGGCTGGGATATTCGAGACGTTGCAAAGCGGTGCTGCGATGCGGTGATTGGGTGCGATGGGTTGTTTTTATTGAGTGGCTGGTATGATTCGCGTGGTGCAGTCGCTGAAAAAGGATTAGCTGACTGGCTAAGACTCAAGGTATCGGCAGATTGGTTTACCGATGAATACGTTTTGCGTGATTTAGGAGGTGTCCAATGCTAATCGCTCTATTCGGCCCGCCCGGTGCAGGTAAAGACACGGTAGCCAAACGGCTCGTCGAGCAACATGGATTTGTGAGAGTTGCGTTTGCGGATAAGGTGCGGGAGTTGGCGTATGAGGTACTAAATGCGTACTGGAAAAGTGTTATTACTGAAGTCGGATGGGAGCGTGCAAAACGCAATGATCCAGAAATCCGCAAATTGCTTGAGCGTGTTGGCGACGGCACCCGCAGGGTGCTAGGTGATGACGTGTGGATCGACGCAATTCGCTATCAAGTACTAAACACTTTGCGAAATAACGGAAATGTAGTAATAACCGACTTGCGTAAAGAAAACGAAAAATGGTTTGTCAATGCACTTGATTTACACATTTTTGGCAAATCCAAACTTTGGTACGTCACCCGCCCCGGCTGCCACAAGCGACCGTTTGACGAGTGGAAGCCTGAATGGGCCGCGTTCACCATCTACAACAACGATACGATTGAAGTGCTGAATCAGCGGGTCGATGAGGTGCTGGAGTTATGCCAGTAAATGAACCAATTCACGGATGAGCATTTTAACCAACTTCAGATGTGGGCCAAGTTCCGTGGATGGGATGATATTTATCGTTCGTGGTCGAATGCCAAGTGCCGGAAGCTTAACACGTATTGGGTAGAGATGTGGCTGCGTTTAACGATTGCCGACGTTCCACAAATTGAGCGTCTTGTCGGTCAGCCGGTCAAGTGCTGGCCCGTAGTGGTATTTGAAGAACCAATGATTGCAACCCATGACGGCAACTTTTCATTCGATGAACTATTTGGTCGCGACTGGATTCCGACACTGAAGGAAATCGAAGAGACAAGACACAGCATTCAGGATAGTTGGGACGATGAGCAATCGAATCAGAGATATAATCGGCAGGTTAAGCAAATACGAGTTACGCCAGCATCGTATCGTGATATGCTCAGTCGTGAGGTTTGGCAGCGTAGAAGGAATAATGGGGACTTGTGACACTCCCTCACTTGGAGTACCCCGGCTTATAGGTTCTTCCGGCTACCACTTATTAGCGGCCCCCAAAGGGAACAATCGGCAATTATGAAGAAGTCCATCCAATTTGCGAGGTCAAAATGAAACCAATAACGCCAGGTGAAGCCGAAGCAAAGCGTGCTGATAAAATCCCAGCAATTGTCATTGAAGCGGTCAATAATCTTATTCAAGAAAAGTGGGATGGCTATTCAGCGAAATTTTGTGACGTTGATGTAGCACGAGAAATTGATGCGTTAGCGACAAAAAGAAAACAAGACGCTGTTATACTTGGGCTTCCTAACGTAGCACCGATTTACGAAAAGTTTGGGTGGTCAGTTAAGTGCTTGCGTGCAATTGCGACTCGGCACGATGGATCGTCTATGGTATTTAATTACCAGTACGAGTTCATGCGAGGACAGTAATGAGTGAAGAAATTTTAACAACCAAACCGCCTGAGCCTCAATCGATTACATCGCTGTACGTTTTTAGTGAGCAAATAAATCGATTGCACTGTGAAATGCAACAACTGAAACGTGCATTGAGGCGAGCAGTTGACGCTGCAAATACTTCTGGACTTGCTATTCCTGTGGAGGATATCGCAGCGGAAAGCGGGGTATCCGTTGAGCAGTTAAACGCATGGATTGACGATGGCTAAGAAAAAGACTCACGAACTGCCGCCAGCAGAGTTGGATAAACTTCGTGCCCGTGACGCAGAGCGTAAACGTAAGCAGCGAAATCTAACCAAGGAAATCGCTCCGCTTCCGGCGTGTGCCGATCCAAAACTTCGTGAGAAACTATCTACCGATCTTGAAGCGTTTTTACTCATTTGCTTTCCAACTGCGTTTCCGCTTCCATTTTCGCCCGCCCATAGGATTCTCATCACGCGATTGCAAGACGTTTTCACTCGTGGTGGCTTGCAGGCTATCGCGATGCCTCGTGGATTTGGCAAGACAACTATCGTGTTGCGTGCCGCACTTTGGGCGGTACTTTACGGCCATCAGCCTTACGTGGCACTTCTTGGGGCTAACGCTACCGCAGCGGATGAGTTACTCGATACGATCCGAACGCTACTCGAAACAAACGAAACGCTGTTGGCACTCTTCCCAGAGGTGTGCTATCCGATACGATGTCTTGAAGGCGAAACCAAAAAAGCAATAGGGCAGACTCTCAATGGCGAACGAACTCGAATCGGTTATAAAGGCAAGCGAATTATTCTCCCTACCGTACCAGGGAGTAAATCAAGCGGAAGCATCATCCAAGCAGGTGGCTTATTATCTCGCTTACGGGGATTTCAATTCACCAGAGAAGATGGAGTGGTTCTTCGTCCCACATGCGTTATTCCCGACGATCCACAGACAGATTCATCTGCTGCAAGCGATAAACAGTCCGACAAGCGATGGCGTGTGATGATGGGTGCGGTGCTTGGGCTTGCTGGTCCCGGTGTCCGCATTTGCGGTGTCTGCCCCTGTACGGTGATTCGATACGGCGATATGTCGTGGCGTTTACTCCAAAGGCAGTTATCGCCTGAATGGCAAGGGACCGTAACAAAGCTCGTCGTGAAGTGGTCAAAAGAGCAAGAATTAATCGATGAATACGCCGAGTTGCGTAAATCAGATTTGATGCTTGGCGACGACAACATCACTCGTGCAACTGCGTTTTGGCGTAAACATCAAAAGACCATCGAAGCCGATACCGATGTCACATGGAAAGAGCGATTTGAGCCTTATGAAGTATCTGCGTTGCAACACGCCTACAACCTAAAGTTTCGCAATCCGCTGACGTTCGATGCAGAATACCAAAGCGATCCACAAGAGGGCATCGATCTATCAACTGGGGTTTACGCTGCATCGAGTGATTCTATCGCCATTCGTGCTAGCGGGTACGAGCGTGGTGTTGTACCGAAAGAATGCGTGCATCTCGTGGCAGGTGTCGACGTGCAGCGTACGGTGCTTTACTGGACGGTGCTTGCTGTCGCTCCAGGATTTACTTCTTATGTGGTTGATTACGGCGTATGGCCTGAACAAGGTAAGATTTACTTTGGCTTATCCGAAGCCGATAGGACGATTCAGCACGAAACCGGCGTGAGTAGTTTATCCGCATCGATTCTCGCAGGCCTACGGCGTTTTGAGTCGTTTATGCTATCGCGTGAGTATGTACGCGATGACGGCACACCCATGAACTTGGAGCGTATCGTTCTCGATGCCAACGACGGCCCGCTAACCGATACCATCTACAGTTTTGTCCGTCAGACTCAACAGCGTGCAATTTGGCTCCCGTGGCATGGCATGGGAATTACAGCCAGCAAAAAGCCAATGAACCAATGGCCGGTTAAGCAAGGTGAAATCATTGGCGACAATTGGCGTATTAATCCAACGCAGGCCCAGAACCAAAGACCCCGCCATATTGTGGCTGACTCCAACCACTGGAAAACATTTGCCCATGCAAGGTTGCGTCAACCGGATGGCGAGCCCGGTGCGTTGATGTTATTCAAGGCAAGCCCGGCTCAACATCGTATGTATGCCGATCACATTGCAGCCTGGACACCTATCGAGACGACCGGACAAGGACGCAAGCTCGTGGAATGGAAACTTAATACCGGGGCTGAGGATCACTACGGTGATTCGCTCGTGATGGCGTGTGTGGCTGGTTCCGTTGTCGGTGGTCGACTGCGTGAGCACGAAATCCGGCAAGCGGTGAAGCCGGAACGCAAGACGCTCGCTCAAATGCGTGATGAGGCCAAAAAGCGACGAAAGGGCAATTGACGGCATTGACTTGCGTGATACAATCACAAGAATCCATTGCGGAATATCTTTCTCTTTTTGCAGTGGGGAAACGTATTTAAGGGGCATAGGTCGTTGGCGCGGCCTCCCTACAATCTAAAGCATCCAGGCGTTGTAAACCTGGGTGCTTTTTTTGTTTCCAAATAGCCCCATTGACAACTAGGTTAAAATTAGGGTTGCACGTTTAGGAGGTGCAATCCTATGCCTAATGCCGATGGCTCTTTAACGCCCGCCGAAATTGCTGAAGCGGCCCAAAAGCCCTCTAACGTCTCTGTGGACGGCACGTCTGCAACTCGTGCGTCTACTTCTGAACTCATCGATGCGGATCGTCACCGAGCGGCTAACGCTGCATTTCAAAGCCCATTTCGTGGCATGGTGTTTGCAAAAATTCGCAAAGGCTCCGCAGTCAACGAGAACTCCTAATGCTACTCAATGAGTTTGGGCAACGAATTCCGCCGTCGATGACACCACAGCAAAAGGCTTTGGGTGTGATGCGTGCGTCTGCTCGTGCTGAACTTGCCGGTGCTTATGATGCCGCTCAAACGACCGGCGAGAATCAAAAGCATTGGCGTTACGCCGACGACCTCTCAGCGGCAGCGGCCAATTCTTTCCAGGTACGCAAAACTTTAAGACAGCGTGCCCGCTACGAGTGCTTGCAAAGCAACTCATTTGGCAACGGTATCGTGATGACGCTTGCTAACGATACTATTTCGACGGGGCCTATTCTTCAGGTACAGCTCGATCCGACCGTCTCAAAAGTTATCGAACAGCGGTGGAAGCGTTGGTGCAGAGCCACTAAGCTTGTACAGAAGTTGCGTACGGCTAGATTGTCGAAGATTGTCGACGGCGAAACCTTCCTGCTTCGTACCACTAATCCAGCCCTACGCGATGCCTGCAAGCTCGACATCAACTTGGTTGAAGCCGATCAAGTTTCCACGCCCGGCTGGATGGAAGGTCGACCGGGCATGGTCGATGGCATTATCTTCGACCGGTACAATAATCCGACCGTCTATCACGTCCTCAAGCAGCATCCCGGCGAGATTTGGAATATTGGGGCATGGCAAAAAGTCGACGTAATGGCCGACGATGTGATTCATCTATTCAACGCCATTCGTCCCGGTCAAGCTCGTGGCGTGCCCGAAGTAACTCCATCACTCCCGCTGTTTGCTTTCTTGCGGCGTTATACGCTCGCTACGATTGACGCAGCCGAGACGGCAGCCAACTTGTCGGCAATCATCACCACGCAGGCTAATCCGTGGAATAGTGAAGGCTATTCAACTGATCCAGGTATTCAGCCATTCGATAGCGTGCAAATCGACCGTGGTTTAATGGTGTCTTTGCCGCATGGCTATGACATGAAGCAATTCAAGCCAGAGCAGCCTACTGGCTCTTATGAAGGCTTTCGAAACGCGATCCTGCAAGAGATTGCTCGATGCGTTCACATGCCTGAAAACAAGGCCCTTGGATCGTCTGCTAACTATAACTTCTCATCGGCCAAGCTTGACGATCAAATTTATTGGCACTCGATCCAACTTGAGCGTGAGTTAATTTGGATCAATGAGTGCATGGAGCGTATTTTCGAGTGGTGGTACGAAGAGGCGATGAACATTGACGGCTATCTGCCGCTGGTTGATTCATACGAACCGCCACACACTTGGGGATGGCCGCCACGATTGCAGGCTAACCCAGCCGAAGAAGCTCAAACCAACCTGCAACTCATCAACGGCGGACTTAAGCTCGATGAGCAATACCTTAACGAGCAGGGTATCGATCCGACTTGGTTTTTCCGCAAGATGGACGAGCAGATTGAACGTCGCAAGCGTTGGGGCACTGTAAGCCAAGAGACGGCAACGGTGATGCAGTCAGAGACCAAGGCTCAGCCAGAAGCGGGACCGGAAGCGGTAGCAAACCAATCATCCGGTGAGTACATGGGCATCTCTCGAATGCAATGGAACCGTAACAAGAAGGCCATACTTGAGACGCTTCAAAACGTAGCCGATGGCACGCTCAATCGTGCTCAAGCTGAAGTGTTTTTAAGTGGCGTTGGTTTATCGCCTGAAAACATCGCGAAGTTACTCGAAGACGCAAGCGATGGCAGTGTTGATTCTGTGAGCGAGGAAGATGAGTAATGGCTGACGTATCACAAACTCCCGCTAATGTAAAGCTCAAAGGAACCGACACACAGCGTAACGTAACTCGTGAACGCAAAGCTGGTGAAACGATTACTCAGGGACAGCCCTACTATATCTCTGAAACCGACAGCCTTGCCTACCAGACAGACGCTAACGATGGTGTTGCCAAAGCAGCGGCTCAAGGTATTGCCATTACGCCCGCAGCGGCTAATGGTCGTTTCATTGGTTGTGAAGAAGGCCCCATTGACATCGGTGGTACATTAGTAGTGGGGACAATTTACGTAGTCTCAGTGACTAAGGGTGGTATTGCTCCATCGACCGATTTAACGACCGGGAATTACGTCACGCCATTAGGAACAGCAACCACTTCCTCGACACTTGAGTTACTACCGAAACCAAGTGGAGTACAGAAACCTTGAGCAAGCAACTGCGATTTATCGCGACGGGCAAATGTGATTTGCGAGCGGCAGAAAATGCCGAGCCCGCAAAGTTTCGTTTGTACGCTTACTCAGGCGGCGTGATGTATCCGCACTTGGCGGTTAACTGGCGTGGCCCAGTCGTGGTTGATATCGCGGGCATGGAAGTGCCGAACGAAACGATACCAATCCATCGCGATCATGATACCGAAAAGCCGGTTGGACATTCAACCGATTTGCAGATCGGCAATGAAATAGTTGTTGATGGCGTTTTTAGTGTGCCATCGCAAGACATGATTGAGATTGTCGAAAGTGGTAAAGGCGGATTCCCTTGGAAAGCATCCGTTGGACTATCGCTTGGTGATTACTCGGTCATTGAAGAAGGTCAATCGATCACGGTTAACGGGCAAGATTTCCAAGGCCCGATATTGCTCGTAAGTACGAGCGTACTCGAAGAAGTGTCTTTTGTTTCAGTGCCAGGAGACAGCAAGACACATGCAGAAATTTTGGCACGTTTAGGCAACGGAGAGGCTACTATGCCGACTTTTGAAGAATGGGTTGCGTCATTAGGGCTAGAAGTTTCCAGCCTAAGCGATGCAGCCAAAGAAGCCCTGATGAAGCAGTACGCTGAACAGGCTGAGGAAAGTGCCGAGGCTCCTGAGGTTGTCGCCGAAGGCGATAGCAAGATGGAAGCCGAAGACGGCATGAAAGAAGATGAAATGAAGGCTATGGACGGCGAAGAAGACAAGCCCGTTCAAGCTGGAAAAGCTAAGGCATCGTCCGCAGTCAAGAAACTGCGTGCCGAAGCTGCTAAAGAAACCGCACGAGTTGCCGAGATTCGCAAGTTGTGTGCGAAGTTTGGCAGCCCTGAATACACTCACGGCGGAAAGCAAATCGATCTTGCTGCTCATGCAGTAGCAGAAGGTTGGACGCTTGAAAAGACCGAACTTACTATTCATCGCCAAGAGCGGCTCAAAGCTCAACGGGAGGCTCGCCCACAAGTGCCAGCAATTCATTCGAAGGCATCCGGCTCCGCTGGAAATATGGAAGTTTTGCAAGCTGCTATGCTCATGCGTGGCAATGCAAACGTGGAAAGCGACAAGTGGAGCAAGCGAGAGTTTCGAGACGCTTGCAAAATGGAGTGGCTCAAGGCGTCCATTAACAGCGACCGTAAGCAGCAAATTCTTGAGCAAGCAAACCACTTCCGCAACTGCTCGTTGCTGGAGTTGACCGCTCACGCTTTGCGAATTAGCGGCAAGGATACTCCGATCAATCGCCAAGACCTTTTGCAAGCTGCGTTTTCGACCGGTGCTGTATCCGATTTATTCGGTGCAACAATCGGTGCAAAGGTTCTCGAAGGCTACAACGAGATTCGCGACTTTTCTGTGGGCTGGACGGTGGAAGCCGAGAACCCAGATATGGAAGATCACAAGCGTATCCGCATGGAAGCCGCTCAGAACTTGGCATATCTGCCAATTGGTGGCGAAGCTCAGCACGCTAAACGATCCACCTTGAGTGAGTCGACTCGAGTTTACCGCTTCGCTCGTCAGATGGAAATCGATGAAGGTGATTTGCTGTCCGATAACTTCGGCAAGCTGGCAGACACTCCACGAGATTTCGGTTTAGCCGCTGCTCGTGTGCGTCCTGATTTGGTTGCAAACATTTTACTTGCTAACCCAACCTTGACCGCAACCAGCCGCACGCTAACCAACACGACTGACGGCAACCGATTCGGTTCCGCTGCGTTGGCTCGTGCCACTTTGTCGGCGGCTATCGCTGCAATGTCGAAGTTCAAGGACGGTGACGCATCGCTCAACTTGGCTCCAAGCCATTTGATTTGCCCACCAGACTTGGCCGATACCGCTATTCAGTTGACTCAATCGGTACGCAACGCAACCACTGCCAGCGATGCCGGTGAAATTAACCCATTGGCTCGCTACGGCATTGAAACCGTCAGCGAAGCCCGTTTGGCTAACGGCCTAGTCGATCCAATCGCAGGCACAAGCCGCAGCGGTTCGACCTCGACTTGGTGGTTGGTTTCACGTGAAGCTCATACGATTGAGTTGACCTTCCTGCAAGGTGCTGGACGTGCTCCAGTGGTTCGTACTACCCAACTTGTGAACGGTCGATTTGGTTTGAACATCGATGTGCGTCACTATGTTGGTGCTAAGGCTTTGGATTGGCGTGGCTTTGTCTACAACCAATCATCCAGCCTGTAATCGTCCCCTCGCGGCTCCCATCGCTTGCCCTATAAGCGGCGGTGGGAGTTTCGCGGATAACCGGAGAGTAAGTAATGCGAGTGGTGTTAGATAAAGATGTGGAGATTCAGGGTGTGCCATACGTGGCAGGCCAAGATATCTCTTCAGTTGATTCCGGTGCTATTGAGTCTCTACTAGGGATGAAGTGGGCACGCAGGGTGCACGATGACGATCCACACGGACCTGTTGTTGTGCAGGACGAAATTAAACCAGAAGTTGTCGAGTCGGTTCCGGCTCCGCAACCTGTTCAACGAAAAAACAAGCGACGATAACACGGAGATTTTAGACAATGGCAGCAGTTCAATACCATCCAGCAAGCGAACGAGAAGGCACTGCAAGTGCTGCTCTTTCTTCTGGCGACATTCTTTTGAGCACAGACAGCAAGGCATGTGTTATCACTGCTCTTGCCGGTGTAGATAACGGCCAGAAGTGGCGTGGCGTTTGCGAAGGCGTATTTGACGTTACCGCAGAATCGTCCGATACTTGGTCAGCAGGTGGTTTAGTGTACTTAACTGAATCAACTCAGGTTGCAGCGACGTCCAGCGGTGCGGGTAAGATTCTTATCGGAACAGCCGCATACGCCAAAACCAGCGGACAGTTGGTTGTGAAAGTCGACCTGAACGGTACTCGAACCAGCGTTGACGATCATTCCTAATTCGAATTGACTAGCGAGGTACGTGACAATGGCAGACGCTTTGAGCGACGGTGTAAACTGGTTGCTTGATACGCTTGCTACTCACGTATCTCGTAGCGTCACGTTCCGACGTGCTAGCAGTAGTGCGACGATCACCGTAACGCTTGGTCGAAGCGAATTCGAGCAGATGGGAACCGATGGCAGTATCGTCCGAATGGTAACACGCGATTACATCTACAACGGAGAGGAGATACCTAACTTTGGTTTACCTCAACGCGGCGATGAAATTGTTGATTCGGATGGTGTCTATCAAGTTCTTCCAACGAGCGGCCTTCAGTGCGTTCGTTATTTGGATACGCGGCAAATCGGACTCAGAATCCACACGAAGCGAAAGGGAACGGCATGACGAGCCGGGTTAAATCGCTTGTAAGTGGAATTGTCGATACGCTGCAAGATTTGATTGACGCAGATATTTTTTCGTTATCGTCAACGGTACGCAAGAGTTACACCCACGCATACAACCTTGAAGACTTAACTGAATTCCCTGCGATCTACGTCAAGGCCACAAGCAAGACAGCAAGCCCGGCGTCACGCGGCGATCAGTACCGAAACGAAATTGCGGTGATGGTTGAAATCGTCAAGGCACTCGAAAACACGAGCGAAGCCAACGATGATGGAACCATCGAAGAAATGGAAGACCTGACCGATTTTGCAGACGAAATTGAGCGGGTCATGAAGATCAATTGCAGGTATGTGGCTGATTGCACTCTACTCAGTGTAGCAATCGAGCCGCTGTATGAGTTTGAAGCGGTCGAAGAACAAAACGTCTTTCGCTCGTTTCAACTTTATACGTACGTAATCACAGAAAAGAACGACTTGGAATAGGGGCTAAAATATGGCTGACTCAATGACATCGGTGGTTGGTAAGAACCTCAAGCTCTACTATTCCGAAGATTACGGAACGCCGGTGTGGGCTGAAATCAAAAAGGCGATCAACGTATCGCATCCGACGATCAACAAGACGATGAACTCGATCCAGTCGCGTGAAATCGATTGGAATAGTGCGGTGCCGGGCAATAAGGCTATCTCATTGCAGTTTGGCTATCTGTACGAGAAGGGCGATGATACGGTGCTCGAAGATATTCGCGATTCGTACTTGAACGATACTGTTCTGACGTTCGCAGCAATGGACGGCAATATTGCAACGGTTGGCTCACAGGGTTGGCGGTTTCCGGGCGTCGTTTCTGACATGAACGAGACGCAAGACTTGGAAGGCAACAAGACCATTAACGTAACAGTGGATTACGTTCGCATCCGAGACGGCGGCAACATTGTTGAGCCCGATTGGTACGAAGTGGCATCAAGTTAGTTTTGATAGCGAGGGGTTATGCGAAAATTCAAAGACGAGGAAGGCCGCGAATGGCTGGTACGTGTCGACACTACGACGATACGCAAAGCCCGCGACCGGTTTGGTATTGACCTAGATGGGATCCTATCGGACAAGGAGCCACTGAAGCGTCTTGCCGATGACGTGGTGCTGCGTGTCGATGTGCTGTGGTGCTGCGTTGAGGATCAAGCCAAGCAAAAAGGCATCACCCCTGATGAATTTGGGAAGGCTCTTTATGGCGATGCCATCGAGTCGGCAACTGATGCACTCATGGAGGCTATCATCGATTTTTTCCCGCGAAGCCGTCGCGACCTGCTAGAGAAGGTTTGGCAGAAAAGCAAAGAGCGAGCGACGGCGGAAATGGAGAAGGTCAACGCGATAGTCGAGGAATTCCTATTGGAGAAACCATCGCAGCCCTTGCAGCCCATGCCGGAATCAATCCAGACGGTTTAACACTCAGAGAGTTAAAAGCAGCGGCACTGGCAGCATGGTCAAAACATGCGAAGATTGAAGCGGCTATCCGTGACGGACTGACTCCAAGACGCGACAAGAGCCCTTGGGACCACAGGCTATTCAATCCGTTCATTGATAGCGTAACACCCTATGCGGTGATGAGTGGGGATGAAATCAAGCAATACCGCAGCATGTGCAAAACTCATACGATTGTAAAAGCGAGTGAAGTAAAGGTGAGGGAATGACACTCAAATTCATTGACTCAAACTTTTACTTTGACGCAAAGGACAAGGAGCGTTTTTTCGATCGTCCTGCCGTTATGGCAATGATGTCTAAAAATAAACATCGAGCCATGTACCGGGCGGCGGCTACGTGTCGAAAGAAAATCCAACAAGGACTCACCAGAGCCAAGACCAATAAGCCATCTAAGCCCGGTAAGCCTCCGCGTCAGCGATTGGCTGGAGACGACGGCCTCCGTAAGATCACGTATAACCTAATGCCCGATGGCGATACGGCTCAGATCAAGGTTATCAAATGGCCGTCAAGATCGAAGGACGGAAGCACTCCGCAACCTGCTCTACATGAATTCGGCGGCACAGCAATGCGTCGTAAGATTACATTCGGCCCAACTCGTGAAACGAAGTGGATATTCGATCCGGCACAAGCAAAGCAGAATAAGCGAATCCTAAAGCAACTGGAATACTGGTCGCGACGTACCGATTTTCGAAAGATGGCAATCGAGACACGTCGGCGTATTTTCCTTGTCAGCGATTTCACCGTTACCGAAACGACCGTTGCAGCCCGATATCCACAGCGTTCATTCATGCAATCGGGGCTTGAAAAGTACCAACGCAGTAAGCATTTTCAGGCACGAGTTGCCGAGATATTGAGAGGCTAAAATGGCATCCTTATCGGCAGGTGAAGTGTTTGTAAATCTTGTCATTAAAGGCGATGGCATCAAGCCTACGCTTGCAGCGGCATCCGCGAAAGTTAAGGAATTCGGCAAGGGCATATCGGCTATCTCCGTGGCTACCGGTACGCTGATTGCCCAAGGTGTCACGAAGGCACTTGGCAGCGTGGCAAGTATCGGTAGCATGGTTTGGGATAAAGCCAAGGTAAATCCCAGGACGGCTCAGGGTATGCTTGATTTACAGCGTACTATTGACGGCATTTACAAGAAGTTTGCCGACGTGGGTGCGATTATCATCGAAGCAGCATTGCCAGCGATGCAAGCGGCAGCAGATGCAGCGTCGTGGCTAGTTGGTCAACTTGTGGAAGTTATCGAGTGGCTCGATCAATTTGGAGTTGTAGCGGCACTTCAAACCGGCGATTTCTCCAAATCGTTTGAAATTGCTTGGAAGCAAATCCAGTTGCTATTCACGCAAGGCTCTCAGTACGTAACCGCAGCATTCGACACCATGACAAACGGAATTTTGGCCGCATGGGATCAGATGGCTATCAAGCTTGGTGAAATACTAGGTGATGCACTCCGTAAGGTTGGTGATACACTTGTTGGGTTTTCGATTGCAGCCAAAGTGTACTTCCCTCAAATTGGTGAGCAATTAGGGCCACTGAAAGAACTTGGCAAGTCGCTATCACAAGCTGGTAAGGGACTCGAGATTGGCAGTGGACTCGCCAAAATCGGTGCTGACAATGAAGCAGAATCACGAGCCAAAATGGCTGAAGAAAAGCAACGTATTTTGCAAGCGGAAATCGATGCACTGAGGGCCGAGATTGCAACATCGACCGAAAGTGCCGTTGCCAAGCGTGACCGTCAACGCAAAGACCGCGAAGCTGGTATTGACCAGACGTTAGCCGCTCGTGCGTCCGTGGCTGGTAGTGGCGGGATCCGTGGCACGTTTGCACTTCAGGCATCCGGCGGCAATCCAGTCTGGCAGACGCAAAAAGATATCCTTCGCGAAATCAAAGAGCAGAAAGCATTGCAGCAAGAGCAAGTTCGACTCATGCGTGACCAAAAAGGCAATCAAGTGAGGTTTGCACAGTAATGGAACTCATTCCGCAAGACGATGGAATATCAGTGCCAAGTTCGGGTGATGTGCAAGCGTCATTGCGTTACTATGTGGCCGACCTAAATACCGATCCGACACTAGAGGATGTGGTAGGATTTTTGGAAACGGAATTGCCTCGTACGTTTGGACAATTGAAGCTAACGGGCTTCGACCCAAGGCGTATCGGTAAGGGGCTATATTCGGTCGATGCAACATATGCACTTCTCACGCAGCGGTTTACCGGTGTGCCTGCTCTTGATCCAAGTGGTGCCGGTTCGTATACGTTTTCGTTTTCAACAACCGGGGCAACCTATCACACGAAGTTTGCAAAGGATCAAGACGCATTCGGCACAAGCCCGCCCACCATTGGCGATCTGATTAACTGGAATGGGCAAACGGCAGACGGTATTGATATCGTTGGTCCGCAATTGCAGATTACGATTCGTAAGCGGCTTCCAGGCTCACGGATTACACTGCCATTCATTCGGCAAATCGTCAGTTTAACCGGCAAGACCAACAACGCCACGTTTATGCAGTTTGCAGCCGGTGAATTGCTTTTTATGGGTGCCGAAGGGCAAATGGTGGTTGGTCAAGATACGGAAGTAACGTACAACTTCTCGGCCGCTCCAAACGTGGCAAGTGCGACGGTTGACGGCGTGACCGTGACCGACATTAAGGGGCATGAATATATTTGGTCGTTTGTTATTCCAGGCGGATTGAATATTCCCGATGTCAAGGGAATTTACAAGGCCCGCCTATATGATTCTGCCGACTTCACTCTACTGGGGATTTAAACAATGAGTGAGTTTGCGTTTCCCGGCGATCCGCTCGAAATCAAAGCCAGCGAATGGAACCAAGTTCGGCGGCAGACTAAGCCCAATTCATCGCAGGCAGTTAGTGTGTCCCAGTGGATGCCGGAGTCGTACTGGGCTATTGTCACAACAGAGGTGACAGCGAGGTCAGGAACGACGCTAGGTGTTGGGGCGGCTGAGCTTTACACAAGAAACGATTCTAACCAACTAATATCTAGGGACGTGATTGTTTCAGTGTACAACGCTGACGTTGATGTTATTGAGGTGGGAGCAGTTGTTTTTGTGTCGCGAGAATACTCACGAAGGGATTTTTGCGTAATACGATCATTCAAGGACTCGTGCTCGGAAAAGGAAATCACCGATATTCGAGTCAGCGGGAATATGTTACAGTACAAGCAATGTGGTGATTGGGTAACTTGGCACACTGGAACGGACTGCCCATCATGATACAATTTCTTGACGGTGGCGTCTTGATACGAAGCGGACAGGTTGGAATGTCGTCTGACTGTTGCTGTACGCCAAGTTGCTATCCAAACGCTTGCCTACTCAATCCAAGGTCATTGTGCTGCCAATACTACTGTCCAGACGCAGATGATTGCCGTCACATAAACTCGTTTGAAGTCAACATCAGCGGAGTTGGTGGTGCGATTACGTGTCCAAGTACAGGCGGCACCGATTGTTGCTATGCGTTTGATTGTGAATGTGATCTTTTCAACGCAACATTCATTCATGAGCTGGATGCAATTTGCGGAGGATCGGCGCCTCCAGATTTAAATGGCTGCATTAACCGATGGCAGCTTCGCGGAGCGGCTTGGAATGGAGTCGCTTTTAGTGATTCGTGCAATATCCCGCCAACATTTGCGTGCGGACCTTGGTTGACAGAAAGATCTGTTTATATCGAAACAGGATTTGCAAATTATCTGCAAGGCTACACCGCAGGGTTTATACTATCCTTGTCATTGCCAAATGCGTTTACAACATTTGGTTCGTGGCAAATTTGTAACAATTACACACTTGTGCCTGGTCACTATATAGTTGTGATTATGCAGCACACTGTTAAAAAACCGTTCAATGTCGACGGATGGTCGACCGAAAAGATGTATCTTTATCCGTTTGCAAATGGAGTGAAACGCTACGAAACCTGTGCCGAAGATAACTACTATCCGGTAGGGAATTTTATTGGCGGCGATGCTGTATTATTTGCCAGTCGAAGGTTCAAAATCAATGGACAGACTACGCCACCAACCTACACCTGGGACTGCAATGACTGGGACTATACCTGCCAACTAGCGGACGCAACGGTAACAGTCGAGCCACCAGATTACGACCTTTGCGAAGAGTCTGAAGAGCCACCACCACCATGAACCATCCCAAAAACTTTCTTTTTGTCTGTGAGACTTGCGGTCGCAAAAACTGGCTAAATCGTCCGCAGCAAATGGTTGCCTGTAAGTGTGGTGCAATGCAAGCGAAGGATTCGCATGTGCACCGACAGTCGTTTCGCCAAAACAAACTCGGCATCGCCTACACATCTATCCAACGAGTCGGTGGGGCTGAAACCTTCTTGCGAACCATGGCACACGCTTTAGGTCCGGCACTGAGTGGCGTTGCCGTGTTATCACCGACAATTTACAGCGGCGGATTTCGGCATGGAGTCGAGTCTATAGATGAACTTGCATCGGTTAGCGATATTTTGCTTGCTTGGGGCTTTACTGAAGGACTTGAGTTACTAGTTGCAAAATATCCAAAAACAAAAATCTATGCAATTCATCATGGGTCGCTCATGTCGAGTTGGGCAAATGAAGTATTTGCAGCACAGATACAAATCACAAAGCATGGTATCGCTGTAAATCAGCAGGTTGCAGCGATGTTCAATGTCGATTGGTTGCCCAACCCAGTGTTAAAGCCAACATTCGGAAAAACCCTGAATACCACAGGCAAGCCAAGAGTCATTTGGAATCATCGCTGGAGTGCAGAAAAGCGGCCAGAACTTGCATTAGCAATCGCTAGCGAACTAGGTGACAAGGTGCAATTTGCAATATCTGCCCCGCCATCAACAAACCTTCCAGCGAATTGCACGAACATCGGTCAAACTACAAGCAACGTCAATTGGCTATCGGGTGCGGATGTGTTTCTCTCAACAGCAAATCAAGAGGCATTTGGTTATTCATTGGCAGAGGCGGCCTATGTCGGTGTGCCGATTGTTTCCTCTCCTTACGGGATCGGAGCACACGTTGCAACACGTGTCGTTGACTCGGATAAGCCTGAAGCGTGGGCGGAAGCGATTCTAGCGTCGGTCGGTGCTGACACAAAGCCAGTGGCAACATGGATTGACGCAAATCACGGGAGCAAAGCAGTAGAGCAGTGGGCGATGTTTGCAGGTGCAGACCTAAGCACCATTAGCAATAGAAATCTTAAACTAGATCGAATTGGCGGCCCCGGAACCGAACTGACCGAACTACTTAAATCCTACGGCATCGAAGAAAAGTCAGGTTGCTCTTGTCGTGCTGTAGCTCGTCAGATGGACCAATGGGGCGTCGATGGTTGCCGACAGCAAAAAAACCTAGATTGGATTGTGGAGCGTGTAAAAGAAAACGCCAAAAAGTATTCTTGGTTTTTGCGTCTACCGGCAATGATTACACTACCATTAGCAATCTCGATGGCAATCGAGCGAGCAGCAAAGAAAAACGAGGGGACTTGAATGACTACCGTTGGCGATCCAAGAAAGTATTGGCTCTATTCCGACCTCATTGAACAGGCAAAGCGGCTTGCCTCAAACGTGGTTCGTGAGCAGAAGGTTTCAGCGATCGCAGGCGTGCCACGTTCCGGCATGCTGGCAGCAAGTGCAGCAGCAATCTATTTAGGCGTGCCGCTACTTGAAGCGTCGATGGATGGTATCCGCAGTATCAGCCACGGCAGGCGGCTTGATAATGTACGTCACGAGGGCCGGGTGCTTGTAATGGAGGACTCTCTAAATACGGGGCGTAGATTCCGTGACCTGAAACGCAAGTTAGGTAGCGGCTACATTTACTCATCGGTGTTTTCGACTCCACGAGCGAAGCAATACGCCGATTACGTGGGAGTTGAACTTGAATTGCCCCACTGGTTTGATTGGTGGCTGTGGGGCTCGCGTCACATGCAAATGGCGAGAATCGGAACCGACTTCGACGGTATCCTTTGCGAAGACTGCCCACGAGACAAAGACACGGACGATCAGCGATATATCGACTGGATGAGTAGCGTGCCTGTGTTGCGTCATGCGTGGCCGTACGGCGTGCCGGTGATAATTACGGGGCGTTTATCTAAGTACCAGCACGAGACGCGGCAATGGCTCGATAGGAACCACCAAAAAGCGGTTACGCTTGCGATGGGTGATTGGCCTACAGCGGCAGAGCGTCGTGGGATTGCCGAATTTAAGGCCGATCAGTGCAAGAAGCTGAACCTGACGGCATTCATCGAATCCGACGAACGGCAAGCCAAAATTATCGCAGAGCGTGCCAAGATTCCCGTACCCTGCCCTGCGGCTGGATGGGTTTTCGGGCAGCATTGACAATGGTGGTATGATGAATTGTCGCGACTTTCACATAATGCGGGGATAAAATATGAGTCAAGAGCAGTGGTTAAAGATTGCCAAAGGGGCCGCGATTGCTGTCGGCGGTGCTTTACTTGCGTATGGTGCTAATGCGGTTGTGCCGTTTCTGGAGGCCAATGGCGGCATCTGGGGCCCAGCGGTAGCATCTTTGCTTGCTATCGCAATTCAGACAGCCCGCAAGTTCCTTGAGAAGCAAGAGGGCTAAACGATGTTAGGGCTAGTTGGACGACGAAAACGGCTAACGCTACGTGGCAAGAAATTCGGCTGGCGTTTAGCAAGCGATGCGTTTGCAAGCGTCAGCAACAGCCTTGACCGTGAGCTAACTGAAGACGATTTGCCAGTCGTATTGCAACGTGTCGAATCACTTCGCGGCACTGAGGTTATTCCGCCATGGATTTGGCAGTTGGTTTTGGCGTACATCGCTCAAATTATCATCAACTGGATCGTCGAAAAGTATTTAACGCCGCCACAATTCCCAGCAACGGAACTTGGTGATGACGATGAGGTGGCTGAATGAACCCACAACAATTACTAGGCCTAGTCTTGATCGTTGCGGCTATTGGTTTAGTGGCGTGGTCGATGTGGCCCGCAAAAAAACAAGAGCAACAAGAGAAACAACCAGAGCCAAATAAATCCGACGACGAAATTGAAGCCGTCGAGAATTGGGCTGAAATTCACGCATCGATTGCCGAACTGCATATTTTACTAACCGGTAACGATGTGGCTCGTGACAAACTGAACGAACTTGGAGCGTCACTGTACGATACCAAGAACTGGGAGCAATCCGATGAACCAGTTCAATAAGTGGATTGTAGCCGCATTACTGGTTGCCGGTGGATTGCTATTGATTCAGCCGCAGGGCTGTGAAATACCATCATTTCCAATCGTTCAAAAGCAATACCCTGATGCGTGGCTTGTGCTAATTGAAGAATCGAGCCAACGAACCAAAGAAGTTGCACTACTGGCACAGGATTTGACATGGCGTAGATCACTTGATGAACGTGAGATAAGATTTCGCATTTACGACATCGACCAGCCTGAAGCCGAATCCTACAAAAAGATGAACATGCCGGTGCCAAGTTACGTTTTTATTCGTCCATCTGGTGACGTTGTAGCCATCGGTGAAGTGCCGAAAACGGACACGAAGAAAAGTATTGAGAAGTTAATTGCGGAGGTGACTGGCAAATGAGTTACGACGTAATTGACGGTAGATACTTCACTGGGTGCCAAGTACCTGACAAGAAACCACAGAGACTTGCAGCGTACGAAGATTCGCAGCCAATGTTGTCGCGGGCTGAAATCATCGAAATGGTTGGCAATGAAAACCGCACGCCAGCACGTAAAAGGTTCACCGCAGAGCAGTGGATACGCAACCAAGGCGGACGCGGAAGCTGCAACGGCTATGCCGGAGCGTGGGCTCTTGCTCGTGCTCGTGTCATGGCTGGACTGCCGTTTGAACCGTTGTCGGGTGAGTACCTTTACTCGATGATCAACGGTGGTCGTGATAGCGGATCGATGCTTGATGACGGAATGAAAGCGATTCAGGAACGCGGTGTTGCTCGTGAGTCGCTTGTAAAGCACGAATCCTATCTATGGAATCAAATGAGCGAGGAGGCTCGAAAAGACGCACCGCGATTCATGGCGTTTGAATGCTACCGAGTAGAAACAGAACTAGGTCTCGCTAGCGGTTTAGCACTAGGATTTGTCGGTGTCGTAGCGGTTCACGCATCTAACGCATGGTCAAGCCTATCCAACGGCGTATCAAGACCGTCAAACGGTCCAGGCAATCACGCAGTTGTGTGCCAGGACGTTGGCGTTAATGGCGACACGTTGCACTTTGACATTGCTAACTCGTGGGGTCGCAACTGGGGTGATAGTGGGCACACTTGGAATACGTGGGCTAATCACTTTGTTCAAACCGTTCGCAATCACGACTTCTATTTAATTCGCGGGGTCACGGATGACCCGCAAAACCCGGCACCGGAGCCAAAGCAATGAAAACACTTTCTATTTGCGTCGCGTTACTGATTGGTTGTATTGCCGTGGCTGTGGTTGGCGATGATCCATATTGTCCGACCGGCAATTGTCCGTACACGCCGAGAGTGCAACCGCAGGTAATTAAAGTTGAATCGAGTAGCGTTGTTGAATCAACTCCATCGGTTCAAACCGTGAAGCGTCAACCGGTTCGCCGGGTATTTCAAAGCCGTCCTGTCCGAGGCTTCTTCAAAAGGATTTTCTGCCGATGATCCAAATACTCACTATTTTGGCGAACGCTGAAAATTATACCGTGATTGGTGGTGCAACTGCGATCATCACGACGCTGAGTGGTGCGGTAGCGTACCTCTGGAAGCGTGCCGAGAAAGAGTTTGATGAGTGCAAGGCGGATCGTGCCAAGTTGTGGCAAGCGTTATATAAAATGGGTTATGTTTCAGATGAGGCAACGGAATGAGAGTACAGCACGTCAACGCGGTTATTTCAAGCGGACAAACCGCATCGTCAACGATAAGTTTATCTGACAACGCACTCGATTTTTCCTGTTTTGTCGGCTTCTATACGCCTGCTGCACTAACCGGCACTTCGTTTACGTTTCAAGCGTCGAGCGACGGTAGCACGTTTGTTAATGTCCTGAATGAAGGAACGTCATATAGTGTGACCGTGGCGGCTAGTCGGTACGTCTCCGTGGAGCCCGCCGTATTTGCCGGTGTGCGTTTCATTAAGATCGTGAGCGGTTCGTCTGAAGGTGCAGAACGTACGATTGTAGCATGCTTGCGTGAGGTTCACTAAATGGGTTTATTGTTGCTCAATAGTGCCAGACGTAGAGGCGGTGTAGTTGCGCCCGTAATCACCTCACAGCCATCATCAATCGAAGGTTATGTTGGTTTGACCGCAACATTTTCAGTTACCGCAACCGGTGGCAGTTTATCCTATCAATGGCAAAAAAGTGACAACAGCGGCGTGGATTGGTCTGATATCAGTGGAGCAACCTCTTCCAGTTACACAACGCCAACCCTTGTCTATGCGACCGACCACAATGACCAGTTTCGTTGTGTTGTGACCAATTCTGCTGGTACAGTAAACAGCAACGCAGCAACGCTTACGGTGTGGAGCCCCGCGCTGCTTACTGGACTTCAGTTGTGGCTCGATGCTGCTGATTCATCGACAATTCTTGAAGGTGCTGCGGATACTGCCGAGGACGGTGATCTAGTCACTGAGTGGAGTGATAAGAGCGGCAATGCACGCCATGCAACCGCAACGACAACAGCTAGGCCGACATATAGAGCAGCCAGCCAAAACGGTCGTGGCACACTTGAGTTCAATGGTTCTTCTAATTTTTTAGCTACTGGTGCGGCTGGTGCGTTTAATTTCTTGCACAACGGCACTGATAGCTTGGTGATGGTTGTATTGAAGCCTGGAACGTCATCGAATCCAAATGTGTATGCACCGATCCTCGGAAACAACTCAGGCTCGTCGTCAAGTATTGGCTATAGCTTAATGTATGACGACCGTGCGGCTTTTTCGCTAAGTAACACATTGTCCTCGTTTGTATCAAAAGGTTCATCAGGTCAAATTGTTTCGTTAAACGAAACGCAAGATGGACTAATGCCGAGCCAATACTCGTTTGTGTCTGACCGCTTGCGTGCGTCAAATGCGACAGCGAGTATTCGTAGTGTGTTGCGAGTCAACAACAATCTTTTTGATATCGTGAACAACTCGTCATCTTCAGCGGTATCAGCGTCTAACCACACTTCAATCATGCGAATTGGTTCCGAGGGTTCAGGCTTTTTTGTCGGCAATATTGCAGAAGTGATTATCTGCAACAATCCGAACACAAGCTCTTACACTAGCCTTGCTAGTTATCTGACTGCGAAGTGGGGACTTGATGCCGATATACTAACCGCAAGTTCGCTGCAACGTATTTCCGCCGCAACAAGTGCTTATGACGCTTTTCCAACTCTATACGACACAGACGCAGGGCTTGTTTGCCTCTTCCGATCTGGCACAAATCACGTTGGCAGCAAGGGTACTATCACTCGTGCATTGTCAACCGATGACGGTGCAACATGGAGCGTGACAGCTAACGTGCTAACGGATGCGACTTTTGATTTACGTGACATGCACGGTTTGGTTTTAAGCAATGGTGATTTACTTTGCGGAACGAACCTTTACGTTTTCGGAACTCCGGCGGCTGGTAGTGGTGGTATATACCGCAGCACAACGGATGGTTCTAACTTCACTCAGGTTAGTACCATATCTCCTCGAAGCGGCTATACGATGTGGTATCCGTTCGGAGCATGGCATCAGATTGGCAGCGAAATTTATGCACCAATTTATTCCTATCAAACTGCCGCTAGTTCTTGGCGTTCTGAAATATGGAAGACAACCGACGAGGGTGTTACGTGGAGTTTTGTCTCTCAGTTGGCTGGTAACTACAACGAAACCAGCGTCATCAGTCTAGGTGGATCAACATGGCTTGCCGTGGCTCGCGCAGGCGATGAAACCGCCAACCAGATGGCTTATTTTACCTCGACCGATAATATGGCTACATGGTCGTCGGCCACGCTAACGACGTTTGGAATCCAAGCAGTATCGCCACACCTAATTGAATGGGATGGCGACGTCTGGCTATTCATCGGTGATCGCACTGGGACGAACGGCATAAAGGCGTTTAAGTGGACAGGTAGCGGGTTTACCGGTGGCGGCATGGTATACGGAGCTAGCGGAACTGATTGCGGATATCCGTCAGCGGTAGTCGATGCCAACGGTGATTTGCAGCTTGTGTTCTACCAGCAGTATACGAATCCAGGCGTGCAGCACTACAAGATTAGTAAGGTATGAATCCCTGAATGAATCGTCGCGAAGCAATCGAGCGAGCGTACCAGATTCCGGGCATGTGTTGGCCCGTAGAGCTTGGTTCACTTTACGACCTACTCAGTGGCTCGATGTGTCACGTTGAGATTGGCTCATTCTGCGGGCGTTCGCTATTTACTTCGGCAATGGCGTTAGGTCAGGATGCAAAATTGCACGTCGTCGAGTCGTTTACCGGGTGCATCGGTGAAGCCGGTTCTATGCCAACTCCATGCCAAGACTGGGTGCCATCGATATTCATTGCAACCATTCACGCCATTCAGGTGCATCGGCCCGACATTGAAATTACTATCCATCGAGAATCGAGCCTGGAAGCCGCGAAAAAATTTACTGCCAAAGCAACATCGATTTACATTGACGCAAACCACCACTTTGCTGAGGTTTGTGCTGATATCCAGGCGTGGGGCTCTCGCCTTGCCGATGGCGGCATTCTGGCAGGTCACGATTATTGGCCTGCCGAACGCGGCGTGATGGAAGCGGTTAATCACTGCCTGCCTTCTTTTCGAGTGATACCGGACACCCGTATTTGGGTTGCTTCTTGATTATTGGCCTTCTCTGCGTTACACTTCTGTAATTCGCAACGCAAGAGGGCACTATGAAAAAAACGCAAGAAGCCGAATCCGTTAAGACACTCACCACCGCCGAGGCCGCCCGCCTCATTGGCTGTGCCGAGATAACCATCCGTCAGTGGGTACGCCGTGGCAAACTCATGCCGATAGCCCGCATTGGTAGGTATATGGTATTCGCCCGCTCCCATATCGAGCACCTACGTTCCCATTTCGGCGGCAAGAAATAATTCGAATTTTGTTTCAAGTGCTATTGCTAAGTGTAACGATATTGATACACTGAATGCATCAATCAAGTTACTCACTCGAAGTACAACCCATGAAGTTAATCACCCCCCAAACCATCGCAACGATGCGTGACCTACGCTCGGCAGGCAAGTCGCTCCACGACATTGCACGAGCCGTTGACGTGTCGCTGCCGACGATCCACAAGTACGTCATGGACATTGACTACCAAGCCGCTAAGGTGCGTGCCAATGAGATTAGCAAGGCTCGCAAGCAGTACGCTTGCAAGGATTGTGGTATTGCTGTCAATGACCGTGCACAGCGATGCTTAACGTGCCACTTGAAGTCGATTGCAAAGCAAGTAAAGAAGTGCTGCGATTGTGGCAAGGAACTATCCTCATCTGTCGCGACGCGCTGCAACTCGTGCAACCAACGCATGCAGATGGCAAAACGTGCATTGCTTCCAAAGAAACCGATTGCCAAGCGTAGGCCGATGCCAGACTGCATGGATTGCGGCAAGACGCTCACAAAACACGACTCCAAGCGTTGCAGGCGTTGCAATAACATATTTAGACTTGGCAAGCCGGACGAGCGGCCCATTAAGACGTTCACGCCGTCGCTGCCATGCAAGCGTTGTGGTACGCTGATTCGTGGCGGTGTAACCGGCATGTGCAAGGTTTGTTGTGCTGAGAAACTAAAAGAAGAGAACGGGACTAAGATTGTTTACAAGCCGATTGCAAAACCAAAGCGATGTAGCTGCGGGGCTTTGATCGTAACTAATAAGTGCGTTGCATGCGAGGTAAGAAAATGAAAGTACAACAACAAGCCGATTACATTCCACGGATTATTTACCAATATGTCGGCATGCTGCATTGTGGCGGCGAATATCGAATCGTCACGCGGCAGTGTGCGTCGATTGCCAACGCGGCCCGCGAAGCGATTAAGTACGCCGATGCAAACGGCGTAGACCGAAGCAAGATGAGAATTTGCCGACTCGATGAAGTCGATGTGAAAGTGGAAACGATGAATCCTTATTGTGATGAAAGGGCGACGAGATGAGCTGGAGAGAAGTTACGAAAGATGATGTTGGAAAGATGGTTGAGGTAAGCGATACTGGACACTACCACAAATGCATGAGGAAACTTGAACACGTACTAAGTAAGCCAACAGAAGATGGGTTTCGCTTTATTGCTTGGTCTCCAGAAAATGCTTACACGACAAGTTTTCGGTACGCTCGTATCCGCACCTCACCGCTCCCTGACGGCTGGTTGCCGGATGATTGGCGGGTGCTTGGGGATGAGGAGATTTGCAATCAGCACGACTTAGTTGTGTGGGAGGCGATGTTAGATTCGGCACTTACACTAGGTAAGCACAGTTGCTATTGCGATGGCGAATACACCGGCAAAACGGCGAAGTTTATCGTTGATGGTGTCGACTGCAATCTCTGCGTCATTCGTCCACGTTGGCGGCCCGCGACGAAGAGTGATGTTGGTAAGTACGTCAGTAGCGGAATCGACATGGGGCAATTAAAGATTATCCTGAACGAACCTGACGACGACGGACACGACTGCATTGTGTACTTTGGTGGATGGTGCGTTTCTGCTCTCAAGGACCTCAAAGTTGAAAACGAGGGCTGGCATGTCACGAAGTAAAGACTACGAGCAACTGCCCGCACTATCGCAATCGGCAATTAAGGATGTTAAAAAAGAAAAAGGCGGATGGAGGTACTTTTACGAAAAGCACATTGCGAAAAGTTTCAGGGAGGAGCCGACTGACTCGATGGAGTTAGGGACGGCGTTGCACTTGGCGTTATTGGAGCCCGACACGTTTCGCGACAAAGTGCTTCACATACCGGATGAAGTATTAGCGAAAAATGGAGCAAAGACAACAAACGCCTGGAAGCAATTTGAGGCGGAAAATAAAGACCGATTGCTACTCAAGAGCAATGATTTTGCGAACTTGGCCTATGCAGTGGATGCCGTAATGAAACACCCAGCCGCTGCTCCGTTGATTGCTGGTAAAGGAATTACCGAGAAACCGATTACATTCAAGACGAACAATACGCTATGCAAAGGAATTCCCGATAAAGTAATTCCAGGTCATGCGATAGTTGATGTAAAGTCGACTTGCGTTGTTCAGCCGAAGAAATTTCAGCGGCAAGCTGAGGAGTTGTTTTACGACGTGCAAGCAAGATTTTATTGCGACGGCGTGCTAGAAGTGTACGCCGAGCGATTGCCGTTTGTATTCATCGCCGTTGAGATGGAACCGCCGTTTCGCGTGCGTGCTTACCAAGCACCGGAAGACTGGATGCTCAGTGGGTTTGCCGTTATCAACGAAGTTGTGCAAGAGTACGAACGTCGAATGGCTGAAAACGATTGGAATGATGTTGAAGATCGAGAATTTGTTTTACTTGAGAAAATGAGGTGGAGATGAGTACCGACATAACAGAAAAGCCAAAGGCCGAAACAAAGCAACTGACAACAATTGAGCCAGCACAGGTTCAGTTACTTCCTCGTGAGCAAACGAAAGAAGAAATTCAGTTTGGATTATCACAACGACAAGCGAAAGCATTGTCAGAATCGACCCTGATACCGAAAGACTTCCAGGGCAAGTTATCCAACTGCATGATTGCCTTGGACATTGCACAGCGGCTAAACGCTCCGCCGTTGCTTGTGATGCAGAATCTTTACATTGTGCACGGCAAGCCGTCTTGGTCGAGTCAGTTCTTAATCGCGACGTTCAATCAGTGCGGGCGTTTTTCACCAATCCGCTACGAGTTCTTTGGCTCTAAAGGCAAGGACGATTGGGGATGTAAAGCATATGCAATCGAGAACTCAACTGGAGAAATCCTGCACGGTCCTGAAGTGACGATTGCAATGGCAAAAGCCGAAGGATGGGTGGATAAGGCTGGCAGCAAATGGAAGACAATGCCCGAAATGATGTTGCGTTATCGAAGTGCTGCGTTCTTTGTTCGCACAGTGGCTCCAGAATTGTCTATGGGTTTACCGATGTCGGATGAGGTTGAGGACATTGGAGAATCAAAAGTATCGGCACGGCTCACGGTTGACTCAATCAAGCACTTAGCCGATGATGTGGATGCCGATCCGCTGGGAGGTTAACAACCGTTGATTGCACGGCCCGTCGACTACGACGAAAGCAATTGGTACACCGTGAGAGCCGGACTCATAAACCAATCCACGGACTGCCGGTAAACACTTCCACCGGACGCGGTGGCCCCGATGCGGTATTCGGGGCGATTTACAATACAGTTTACATGGAGACGATTAATGAATGCAGAAGTTACAACTTGCACCCTATCAGAAGCAGAGCACTGGATCGGCGGTTATCGCAACGCCGAATACTATCCGGTCATTAAGTTAACGCGATACGACAACGCAGGAAACGAAATTTCAATCGAGGTATTCAAGGAAGATATCGACATTCTTGAGGTGTTTATCAACCGTTTGCGAAATCGGGAGACACGCCACGATGGGTATTGAAAACGCATTATTCAACGTCGACAAGATCAAGCGTAGTGTCCACAAGTTTTTACGCAAGAATTTATGGAAAATACGGAAGTCGTATCAGGTACGGAATACTGGAACTTACTATATTCACGCAACTAGATGGCGAACGGATATCTTGATTCGCGTATCCGATCACAAGGGATATGATAGGTGGTTTCTTAAACTGTCTGGATTGCCTGAGCCGAGTTTCGATGTTAATCCACACGGTCAATCGCTCGAAAGTTTTAAAGCAACAATGAAGAGGCTATACAATGAAAGACGAGAATATGAGCAATGAACATGGAAAAAGTAAAGTCGTTGAAACGACACTTGCATCAGATCTCGTAATGAGACTTGATGGGTGCCTTGCTGCGTTTTGGTTGGCCTGCATTTGTGCAATGGTATGCGTTGTAGTGTGTGCAGCCGTCAAAATGAACCTGCGGATCACTTGGGACAATCCAAAACCAGAGGTGAAAAATGTCACAGATAATCGGTAGATTCGAGAGGTTTACGGCAACATTTGATTCCGACCAAACTGGCTCCGCATATACAGGCTGCGTTGTTCCTGTTATCCGTGTCATGGAGCGAGACACAGGCTCGACTTTCTTTGTCTACAAAGCAGATGTCAAGCACCTCATCTTGATGCTGAACGAGCTTCTCACGATGGAAGAATACACGCTAGATGATGGGGTGAGCCAACTACGCCACGAACATTCGACAATTGGCGGAAGTTGAAGAAGAAAGATTTATACGCATTCTTCCGCGAATCAGTCGCAGAGTACGAGGCTCGACCGAAGCCAGAAAAGAGTCACTAGAGACGAAATCCAGGGATCGGCGGCGTGGTGGGACACCAGGATTATCTATTTCCAGTGCAGCGTGATATAGCACTAAGCAGGTTCAAATCCTGCCCGATCCACTAAGACACTAGAGAGCCCATCTAGGGCGCGAGTTGTTAAGTAATCCTTAACAACTGAATCCCTAGACAACGCAGTCCAGTACCAATGCAAACCTGCACAACGCCCATTCGATTCTGCATTAACTACCAGCAGCCCATTTGCTCAACTTGCAAATCGAGCTTGATAGCCCACGACGCAGCCGTAAAAGGTGGTATAATCTCGTGGGCGTTTTACTGTCCGATGTGCCTAACGCCGATCAGCCGAGCCGTTATTCAGATTCTTGACAGGAGTTTATCGAGTGGCGAAAGACGAGATAACAGCAGCGGTTGACGCGTTATTGAGGCAGCATCCCGAATGGCCCGCACGGTCACTAGCTCGCATGCTGCGTGAGCAAACCAATGGAGCCCTAACACTTGAGCAATGCCGTGGGCGGATCAATCATCGCATTCATGCGGCCCACAGAAACGCGAAGCACGGCAGGAAGTCGAATGAATCGCTTTCAAGGCCGAAACGCAAAGCGGGGACGCTCAGGATTCCGAAATCGGAAGCGAAACTTTGGACGCAATACGAATTAACCGGAAAGCGTATCGGTATTCTGTCGGACGCTCACTTTCCATTCCACTCGGAGATGGCGATTGAGGCGGCTGTGGGCACGCTGCGAGAGCACAAGATCGATCACCTACTCTTAAATGGCGATTGGGCCGATCACTACGCTCAATCGTTTCACGAACGTAAACCGAGTTTACGTAATTTCAAGGCCGAGCGTACCAAAACCATTGAATCGCTTGCGTGGATAAGGGACCAGTTCCCGCGAATTAAGATCACATACAAGCTCGGCAATCACGAAGAACGATGGTATCGGTGGCTATATGCCCACGCCCCGGAAATTGGCGAAGAGCCCGATTTAGATTTTGCGGCGTGGTTCCGGCTTGGCGAATACGATATCGACTGCGTTCAAGATCAGCGGATTGTAATGGCGGGCAAGTTGGCAATTGCTCACGGTCACGAACTTGGCAAGGGAATGACTAGCCCGGTCAATCCAGCACGCGGGGCGTTTCTTAGGACGCTACATACGATTCTCGTCGGGCATCACCACAGGACTAGCGGCCATTGTGAGTCAAACCTATGGCACGATGAGGTGTTTGTGTGGTCGACGGGGTGCCTCTGCGATTTGAACCCCGAGTACGCCCGTGTGAATAAATGGAACCACGGTTTTGCACTTGTCGAGGTTGCGAAGAACAAGGACTTTGAGGTGACGAATTATCGGATCAGTCCAAAGGGTATCGTGAGGGCATCGTAATGCGTGCCATCATCCGAGGCAAAGCCTACCAGTTGCAATTCGTGCCACGGCTCGAAGGCGATGCACATGGCATGTGCGACGCTCCGACAAGCAGGGCGAAGCGTATACGCATCCTAGAGCGACTCCGCGACGAAAGGCGACTCGAAGTTATCATCCACGAGATTCTGCATGCCTGTCACTGGGATCTCGATGAGGAGGCAATCGACGATTCGGCCAAGGCTATCGCCCGCGTCTTGTGGAGGCTCGGCTATCGGGCGGAAAAATAATCCTGAAATCTTTTCGGTTTGGCTGTTTTGTGGTTGCGTAGTGTAACGATAATGATACAGTGATAAGGGTAACGCAACACAAACGGAGCCGGACAATGACAATCGAAAAAGCCTGTGACATTCTTGGATACGACTCATCGCGACCAATCGAGCACCTAAAGCAGTTGGCATCGGTTCGCAAGAGCGTTTTGGCGGTGTCGGCTCCACTGAAGTACGAAGTTGCAATTAGCGTTATTTTGGGAGCGTAATGATGACCGAAACCGAACTGCGAATCGCGGACCTTGAGTTGAGGATTGGGGACTTGGAATTGGCGTTGATAAGTCGCAAGAATTTAGGGATTTTCGACCGAACAACGCATACGTACATGGACAGTAAAGATCGTCTCACGGAGGAACTGCAATGCCTGAAACAGTCTTTGCCGGTGCAGTAATTGGAATAGCGTGTTGGTGGGCCTACTGGGGGCCAATGTGGAGAGCGTTTATTTGGAGGGTGGTGAGATGAAGTTGGAAGTCTGGAAGGTGGTGACCTGATGGCACGCCAGCAACGTGCGTATTGTCCGATTTGCGGCAAGCCAATGAGTGAAAGTAATGGGCATCGTTGCAGTAAAAAGTCTCTTGCGGCACTGGATGCTGCAATGAAAAGCGAGCACGATCACCGTGAAAACAAAAAGCCATTTGGCAGGCGACTTACCGATGGCTTTGAGATGTTGCGACAGCACGACGATAGTTACTTAACGGAAGATAATTGGGAGGATGAGTGATGAAAGACGAAAACACAGAACCGGCGTTTCCGGTAATTAACAGCGATCATATGCCAGAGTATCGGGGCATGACGCTCTGCGATTGGTTTGCGGGGCAGGTACTAGCTGGGCTATGGCCAACAATAATGATTGACCGGAAGTATCTAGACGACGACGCATATGAGTGTGCTATTGCGGCGTACAAGATTGCGGATGCAATGATGGAGGCACGGAAGAAGTGAAGATAGATTTTAACTACAAATCGACCGCAGATTACGAGACGTTTCTTAACGTCCGTAAATGCCCCGTATATCGTTTTCGCGGTGCGTTTGCTCATATCCCTGATGAGTACGCAGCACTGCTCGGTCGTGTATCGGCTCCGCTCGTGGCCGATTACCAGCCCATGCCGTCGATGTTTGATTATCAACGCGATATCACGAAGATTGCACTTGCCAAGCGTAAGTACGCCATTTTTGCGGACTGTGGACTCGGTAAGACAATGATGCTGCTCGATTACGCCAAGCACGCGGCATTTGCGACCGGCGGCAAGGTGTTAATTGTGTGCCCACTTATGGTGGTTAAACAGACGACCGAAGAGGCAGCGAAGTGGTTTCCTGAAATCGGCATTAAGCAAATCAAAGCGGCTGAACTGGAACAATGGCTCGTAAGCGGTCAAGGTATCGGAATCACGAACTATGAAGCAATTCGTGAGGATTTACCACAGGGCACGCTTGCGGGGCTCGTGCTGGATGAGTCATCGATGCTCAAGAGCCATTACGGTGCATGGGGAACGCGGCTCATCGAGCTAGGGCGTGGTGTGCCATATAAGCTATGCCTGACGGGTACGCCAGCTCCTAATGACCGGATCGAGTACGCCAATCATGCAGTATTCTTGGATCGATGCAAAACGGTCAATGAGTTCCTGGCAACGTACTTTATCAATCGCGGCGAGACATCGAACCGATGGGAACTGAAACCTCACGCTTTGAAGTCGTTTTATCGGAACCTTGCTGACTGGTCGATATTCTTGACCAATCCGGCAACCTACGGATGGAAGGATAA